ACAAGACCCAGAAACAAATACTGGCGGTTTTTCAATAAGCCCTGATGAAGTTATGCCCTATGGATTTAAGGGTAATTCAAACGTGACGCAATCTTTTACGTTCAACTTCGGTCAAGACAGCACCTTCGCTGGCGCAAAGCCGATGGGTGCGTTCACCGATGCCAACAGTATTGGCAACTTCCAGTACGCGCCGCCTGCTGGCTACCTTGCCTTGTGTACCGCGAACCTTCCAACGCCTACGATTGTGGATGGGTCTGAGCATTTCAATACTGTGTTGTATACTGGCACAGGGGCAACGCAAAGCATTACTGGCGTTGGGTTTGGCAGCGCACCAGACTTTGTTTGGATAAAGAAAAGAAACACTACTGCATCTCACAATATTTATGATTCGGTTAGAGGTGTTCAGAAACGAATTAAATCTGACAGCACAAATGCAGAAGATACAAGGTCTGGTGGTTTAACATCTTTTGATGTGGATGGTTTTACCGTTGTATCTGATGCTGGTGTAAATGCTTCTGGCGACACATACGCAGCTTGGAACTGGTTAGCTGGCGGCACAGCGGTCAGCAATACCGAAGGCAGCATTACGTCACAAGTGTCTGCGAATGTTGACGCCGGTTTTTCGATAGTATCTTACACTGGCACCGGGAGCGCCGATACAGTTGGACACGGCCTCAACAGCACACCCACGCTAATAATTACAAAACAAAGAAGCTCATCAAACCCTTGGCCTGTGAATTCTGGAACACTATTTTCCAGCGGCAATATGATGTTTTTGGACAGAACTGATGCTGAAGTGTTTGGTGGTAGTAATGCTCTAGCTAGTTATTCTAACACAACTTTTGGCGTGGCTGCACAGGGCGCAACCGGAGCTATAAATGATAGCGGTGAAACTTATATAGCCTACTGTTTCCACAACAGCGATGTCTGCAAAATCGGCTCTTATAAAGGAAACGGAAGCAGCAATGGGCCGTTTATTTACACAGGGATGGCTGTTTCGTGGCTTATGGTGAAGAACATTAACAATTCATCTGAAGGCTGGAGAATGTGGGATAACACAAGAAATGTTTCAAATGTTGTAGACAAAACACTGGAAGCCCACACATCTGGTGCTGAATTTACCACAGCATCTTTGGATTTTCTGTCTAATGGTTTTAAGATTCGCAACACATCTAGTCCGTACAATGGCAATGGAAATACTCATATCTACCTCGCATTTGCCTCAACGCCCTTCAAATTTTCACCAGCCAGATAGGAGATAACCGATGGCATATAAATACAGTGGTCGTATTATCCGCGCTGGTAAGGCGTGGACAGACAATGACGGCATCCAGCACCCATCTAACTGGATGGTCTGGGATGACGCAACCAAAGCAGCTAAGGGGCTAGTCTGGGAAGATGACGCAGCCAGCTTCGATGGGCGGTTCTATCACTCAGCCGGTGTGGCTAAAGCATTAGACGATGTAAACGCTGTCGATGAGGATGGCAACGCCATTATGGAAGACGGCGAACAGGTCGTAACGCTTGGCCTCAAGTCAGAATCCATTGCTTTGGTTAAGGCACAGGCTGGTGGCTTACTAGCCCCGACTGACTGGATGGTCGTGCGCTCCGCTGAGAACGGCACCGACATCCCTGCCGATGTCCTAGCCTACCGCGCAGCCGTTAGAGCCGCGTCAGGCACTATTGAGGCAGCAATCACCGCTGTCACTACCTTGGACGCCTTTATCGCGCTGTATGACGTTCCTATGGATAGCCAGACCCCACCACAGCCTACTGGCAACGCGCCCATCAATGATTGGCCGGATGCGATATAATGGAAATGACTAGCCTCATAGACGCACTTCTGGCCATAGTGGTGGCCGGTGGTGCTTGGATTATCAAGACACAGTCTGATGAGACAAAGAGGCTGTCTATCCTGCTAAACCGTACCCGCGAAGAATACGCCACGCGCATAGAACTGCGTGACGATATGCGGCAGGTTATGGATGCGCTGCACCGCGTTGAGGACAAGCTCGACAAGGTTTTAGGTCGGTAATGTTCAAGGCAGTCGTCATTGCCTGCGCCTTATCAGACCCCACAGCCTGCATCACCTTTGAGGATTTCCGTGGGCCTTGGCCTACTGAGCGTCAATGCCAGAAACGTGCATTTGAGATGTCACGCGACATTGGCGAGATGGTTCACGGTTTCAAGCCGAAGATGTGGCGGTGCCAAGACTTACAAAAGGGGATGTTGTCATAGACCCGATTACCATCACAGCGGCCATCAGTGGGGCTACAGCGGCGTTTAACACAATCCGCCAAATGGTTTCGGCCGGGCGTGAGCTGGAGAGCTGCATTGGCGACGTGTCTCGCTGGATGAAGGCGGCCAGCGACATTGACCAAGCGGAGAAGCAAGCCAAAAACCCGCCGCTGTTTAAAAAGCTGCAAGGCGCAGACACAGTCCAGCAGGAGGCGCTGCAAGTCTACGCCGCCAAGAAAAAGCTGGAGAGCCAACGCGCCGAGCTAAAGCAATTCCTGAATATGAGCTACGGCCCGCAGGCGTGGGCTGACCTGATACAGCTTGAGGGTCGCATCCGCAAAGAGCGCCAAGAGATGGTATACAAGCAGCAAGAGGCGCGGCAGAAAATCCTAGAGGCTCTTGCGATAGGCGCGTTAGGCATTGTATCCTTCGGGATATTCTTTTGGATTGTGTGGCTGGCGTCTAAAAATTGAGTGAAACAACAACCGGGTTAATTGGCGAGTATATCGCGGCGGCTGCCATCTTAGGCTTAGGCTGGCGCGTCTCTCTTTGTCAACAAGATAGAATTGATATGGTGGCGTGGAATGGGCAAGATTTTATCAGAGTGCAGGCAAAAACTGCGAGTCTATTGGGCGATAAAGATGGTCGATCTCCGCGTCACCATTTCCAACTTGGTCACGGCTGCAAAGCAAAACATTTGCCGACAAAGGATGATTACGATGTTCTCTGCCTTGTTTCCCCAAATGCCAGAAGGGTCTTGTTCATGCCGGTTACGTCAATACGGCAATATAGTATGCGCCTGCCAGCGTCGCGCTTCACTGAGGCTGCGGAAGTTGATAGCTGGGATAAAGCGGTCGATCACGTTCTGGAGATGAGGCGATGAATAAAGACGCATTGAGGGAAGAATTGGCCGAGGACGAGGGCTGTAAGTACCTGATTTATTTGGATCATTTACATCTCCCAACCTTCGGAATTGGCCATTTAATTAAAGAGCATGACCCAGAACACGGCTTGCCGGTCGGCACCGAGGTGTCAGAAGACCGTGTGCGTAAGGCGTTTAATCTGGACATTGCCGTGACGGTCGAAGACTGCCGCCGCTTGTGCGACAACGTCGGAGTGGACTTCAACGAGCTTGACCTGCGCTACCCTGACGGCGCGTTGGCGTTGTGCAATATGTGCTTCAACCTTGGGTATCCCCGGCACTCCAAGTTTAAGAAGATGTGGGCTGGTGTCGCTGAGGCTATGGAAGACCCGAAGGCGTGGCTGACAGTCGCCGCCGAAGCCGAAGATTCACGCTGGTTCGATCAGGTGCCGAACCGTGCCAAGCGGCTCACCGCGAGGTTCAGGGCTTTAGCTGATGGCTAAAGCAATCACTGAATACAAGATCATCCCGCGTTTGATGATGTTGGTGTTTACCGGGATGGCGTGGCAGGTGTGTGAGTGGTATATGGGCTTAGGCGCATCAGCCACAACGCAACAAACCGCGTTTGTTTCAACTATCGTCGGCGCGGCTACTGGTGCCTTTGCCGTATGGATGAGCCACGAGGGGAAGTAAATGATTGAAGCACTTATCGCGCCAGTGACTGGCCTGCTGGACAAGTTTATCGAAGACAAAGACCAGAAGAACAAGCTGGCGCATGAACTCGCCACAATGGCCGACAGGCACGCGCAAGAGCTTGCCAAGGGTCAACTGGAGATCAACAAGGCTGAGGCGTCTCACAGGTCAATCTTCGTGGCTGGGTGGCGTCCTTTCGTTGGTTGGACGTGCGGCGTCGCACTGTGTTGGCACTTCGTGCTTGCGCCGTTTGTTATCTTTGCCAGCGCCTATGCCGGTGTGGCTTTGCCTGATCTGCCTCAATTTGATATGTCTAGCCTGCTAACCGTCTTGATGGGTATGTTGGGCTTGGGCGGGATGCGTAGCTTCGAGAAGATGAAGGGCTTAACGAAATAAGGGGGCTTTTGCCCCCTCACTCACTTGTATAGATATTGATAGTCAAACCTGTCGGCGGTCTGCATATCCTCGAAGACCACGTTGTAGCTTTCATCGTCAATGCGCTCGACGCGCCTGACTAAGGCTGTCACCAGCCTGCCCTTCGGGCCAGTCACGCTGACTAGGTCGTCGGGTTTAAGGTGTTCTGTCTGCATGTCATCTCCTACAAAAGTTTAAACGCTCTGGCTCGACCGGCCACCTTCTCAGCCGCGCCGCGCTCGACCAACCCAGACATCAGCCGGTGTACTTGGCTGAGGCTCTTGCCGGTCTTCTGCGACAGCTCATTGACGGTCGGCGTGTAACCATAACGGCGGGTCAGGCGGTCGATGACGGTACGCATCTCCGCCTGAGCCTTAGTTAGAGGCACGTCAATCATCACGCACCTCTTTGATCGTCAGTGTGCCTTGCCGCGCAATTCTTGCGGGCTTAGCCGGTGTCGTCTTGGCTGGCTGTGCCTTGAAGTTACGCATAGGCCACTTAACGTAATACGCGGTATTGCCGACAATGCCGCTGGCCTCATCGTGGCTGCCCATACGTTCCTTCAGCATAGCCTCAGCCTCATCAATGTCGGCCTCAGCGGCCTTCTTGGCGTCCTTGGCATTGACCAACTGAGCCAGCCAGTCGTTGTCCCCACCCTCCAATGTGATTGGCGGCGCACCGTTATCGACGCGTGAGTATGCGGTATTGCCGTCGGCGCTGGACTGTATCGGATACCAGTCAACGTCAAACTTGCGGCGCTCGAACTCCTCAATCTCATCCGTGATGCGCGACTGCACCGCAGCGTTTGCCTGATACAAGAAGATGCGTAGCTCCACGCCGCCGTACAAGACGCACACAGCGCCCCAAGTGTGTTTGGTGGCCATCAATTGCCCCTGCAACTGAAGCGGCCCCCTGTGAGGCGCTGGCCGGTCTTCGGGCTTGCTGCTGGTCAGCTTACTTTCCAAGACTCCCACGCCGTCCACCCAGACAGGGCCGTCAACGCAGTAGATGCCCTTGGCTGGGTCGGTGGTGACTTCATGCCCCAGACCGCCGTCAGCGGTGCCGTCAAGCGACGCGGCAAACGGTAGTGTGTCGTGGAAGATGGCGTCGTGTTCCAGCTTCAGGTCAGTCAGATTTAGCCGTTCAGCGGCCTCAGTCAGGATCATGCCTTCGGAACGGTCGCCCCAATCGCAGGCTTCATTGCCGGTGAATGGGTCTGGGTCAGGCTTGCCTTCGATTGAGGCTAACGCCTTGGCAAGTTGATCGTTGGGGGTTTTGTATGGCGACATATTCATAATTACCGGAATGACCGAAGCGGTTATGATGTCGTCAGGTGTCTTTTTACCGACCATTGGTTGATCTCCTCACTTCATTTTCTGTCATTACGCGGTAACCACAAGTGTGTTTGTGGACGTGGTAGTGCTTATTGATTTGGCCTATTTGCTGCCGGATGTGATCCTCTCCGCCGCGAAACCGGCGGGTTAAAAAGTTAAGCGGCCAAACCTTCTTGCCTTTAATG